GGATATAGCTGGAAGACAGTGGTAAAAACTTTTGAAGAGAAGGACATGACTGAAGAAGATGCGCTAGTTAATGCAAGACTTGCACGTATATTAACTGTTGATGATTATGACTCAGAAAAAAAAGAACCAATCCTTTGGACTCCCGGAGCCGAGTATTGCATTAACGATGCAGCAGGAACTAGAACTGAGGCAGATAGAGATACAAATAAATAAACCAGAAGCGAGAAAGGAAGATATAGTTACAGTCTTCATGGCTCTGCAACATCAAAACTTTGTACTACAAAATTGTTTACACAAACTATTACAGAAATGGCAGGAAAAACACCCAACAGAATAGCTAGAACAGGTCGAGTTCAAGCATGGATAGACAATCCCACCAATCGTCTGCCAGTATCATGTACGATATTCAATGTCGACGATAGTATGGAGGGACCAAATGGAATCGAAGCAAGCTGGCGTTTTGTTAGCCATGCTCTACGCTTTGGAGCAGGAGTCGCAGTCCACTTGTCGGACCTTAGACCAGCAGGGACAAAAACAAATAAGGGACCTGATACACTTGTTGCAAGTGGACCAGTCTCATTCGCAAAAATCTACTCAACATTAAATGAAATACTTAGGCGAGGGGGGACGTACCGGAATGGCGCTTGCGTTCTCCATCTTGATATTACACATCCCGATATTCTTGATTATGTCAACGTTGATCGGGCGCAACTTCCGTGGGTCAAAAGATGCGTCGACCTCACCAGAGAACAGTGGTTTGATACAGAAACTGGAGTCAAGGAAGCAATCCTACGAGGAATTGCAAAAGGAGATATTTGGCTCAACAAAATAAAACACGACAAAGATGGAAAACGAATCAGGAGCAACGTCTGCCTTGAGGTTTATTTGCCCTCACGCGGAACATGCCTCCTACAACATATCAATCTCGCAGCCTGTCTTATCGGCGACTTACGACCAAGTTTCCGTGAAGGCATGCAAGAGCTGTGCACTCTCCATGGTAAGACAGGTGTTGGAGAATCTGGAGAATATTTAGAACCAGAATTTGACAGACAGGTTGGACTAGGAATGCTTGGCTTAGCCAACTTCTTAGCTAACAACAGAATTAGCTATGCCGAGTTTGGTAAGGCGCTTGAGGCAGTAAACAATGCCGAGCCTTACGAAGGTTACGCAGGATTAGCAGCACGCGAGCTCTTCCTCGGCATACAAGAAGCTGCTAACATAGCAAGAGAGAACAAGATGGAACGGGCATTTGCTATAGCCCCAACTGCTAGTTGTTCTTATAGAAGTAGAGACATACATGGATTCACTTCTACACCTGAGATAGCACCACCTATTGCACGTACTGTTGATAGGGACTCAGGAGAGTTTGGTGTTGAAACAGTAGAATATGGCAACGTCGAGATCGCATCCGAAGTAGGATGGGAGAGTTATAAATTAGTAGCAGATCAGATAATGATTATGCTTGACAGAACAGGATTGCTTCATGGCTATAGCTTCAACAGTTGGAGTGACATGGTGACTTACGATGAGGCATTTATAGAAGAGTGGCTTGATAGTCCACAAACTTCTCTCTATTATAGTTTGCAAGTGATGGGAGATACACAGGATAAGACAGATGCTTATGCAGCACTGGAAGACACTGCTGTTGATGACTACCTAGCAAGTATAATGAGTAACAAACCAGACGAAATTTCTTGTGATTGTCAACAATGAATCCATATATAAAGTTATTGTCCCGTAAAAGAACGTGGACACCAGTACAAACATCTAAAGGAAAACTAAAAGAAGGTGCAGAAGAAACCATCTACCGTGCTCTTGCAATACGCCATATGGAGTTACCAGTTGGCGAGTTCATTACAGACGCACTTAATAAAGAAGTTCCCGACACTGCTAGAGCACTTCTAGAGTCGAACGTAAAGGACGAGATCAAACATGACCTCGCTCTTGGATACATCACCAACGCACTAGGCGTAGATGATAAAGCCGAAGCCGAAGCATTACGCTTACGTGCAGCGTGGGAACAACATCCAGACCACACAATATGTAAGGCGTTAGTAGCAGAGAGAGCTATCTTTTTTGTATTACTACCGTTTTTTAGATTTTGTGGAGACGCAGGGTTACGTACAGTATCAGCAGACATCTCCAGAGATGAGCAAGTACACGTAGCTACAAACAGTTTAGTATGTGCAGAGTTAGGATTAAAACCTAGTAAATCTCTTGACATGTTACGTAAGGCTACTATAAACTGGGTCATGGAACCACTCGGTAAAAGTGCTGACAGATATTTGGACAAAAAATTTTGGCTCGATGCTAGTGACAGATTAATGTACGAAGGCAAAGCGCCAGAGTTCCAACAAACCAAGGCAGCTAGAATGCCTGCATTTTTTGAACACTCGAATGTCAATCTCCCTCAATACTCTTAAGTTACATAACGATAGACTTAATGAGTTAATTAAGAAGTTAGAAGACAACTTCGGGTGGAAACCTATTCACCCAAAAGAACCAATCGAATCAATCATGTACAGAGCTGGACAAGCGAGTGTGATTGATTACATAAAATCTATAGAAGACGAGGAAATTTAATTATGTGTTTCGGAGGAGGGTCACCAAGACCACCGGCTCCAGCGCCACTACCACCACCACCACCAGTTCCACCAGCACCACCAGCACCTCTACCAACTCCTGAGCCAGTAGAGAAAACAGTAAACCCACAGGTAAGAAGGGCTAAGTCTAAGAAAGCTAAGGGCGAATTTGCTCAAGGTAGTTCACAACTTAGAGTACCTTTAAAACCAAGCGTAAATACTGGAGGAACTTCTAAGTCTGGAGGACTTAATCCATGATAACAGCACGTGAGAGATATGAACAATTAGCTACAAGTCGTAGAGAATTTCTAGACAAAGCAGTTGAGTGTTCTGAACTTACGTTGCCTTATCTTATTCAAGACGATCTATCGTCTAGACCAAACCACGAGTCTTTGAAAGTACCATGGCAGAGCATAGGTAGCAAGTGTGTTGTAACCCTTGCAGCAAAGCTTATGCTCGCAATTCTTCCTCCCCAGACCAGCTTCTTCAAGCTACAGCTACGAGAAGATAAACTGGGTGAGGAATTTACGCCAGAGGTAAAAGGAGAGTTAGACCTATCCTTCTCCAAAATGGAGAGAATGATAATGGAATATATTGCAGCCTCAAATGACAGAGTAACTATTCATCAAGCACTCAAGCATTTGATCGTTAGTGGTAACGCCCTTATATTTATGGGTAAAGATGGTCTAAAAAATTATCCGCTTTCAAGATACGTTGTTTCTCGTGATGGGAACGGCAACGTTTTAGAGATAGTTACAAAAGAACTAATTAATAAAAAAGTGATGGATATTGATATCCCGGATTCATCACAAAAACAAGGGGTAGTAGATGAGACATACTCTACGGACAAGGATGACATAGAAGTATACACGCATGTCAAATTAATTGATGGTAGGTGGGTATGGTATCAGGAAGCATTCGATAAGATTATTCCCGGTAGCCGTAGTACTGCACCTAAGAATGCAAGTCCGTGGTTAGTGCTCAGGTTTAATTCAGTTGACGGAGAAGACTATGGCAGAGGCAGAGTCGAGGAGTTCCTCGGAGACCTTAAAACAGTTGAGGGATTATCTCAAGCTCTTGTTGAAGGAGCGGCTGCGGCGTCCAAAGTAATATTTTTAGTCAGCCCATCATCCACAACTAAGCCACAGACTATTGCTAAGGCTGGCAATGGTGCCATTGTATCTGGACGTGCAGAAGACGTACAGGTAGTACAAGTGGGCAAGACAGCCGATTTCTCTACTGCTGCAAACATGGCTAATCAGATAGAGAGAAGATTACTCGAAGCATTCTTAGTGATGAATATAAGACAAGCTGAACGAGTAACAGCAGAGGAGGTACGACTCACTCAATTAGAACTTGAACAACAGCTAGGTGGTATATTTAGTTTGTTAACTATTGAGTTTCTAATACCTTATCTAAATCGTACATTATTAGTTTTACAACGTACTAATGAAATACCTAAGCTACCTAAAGATATAGTCAGACCTACAATCGTAGCTGGTATAAATGCATTAGGTAGAGGACAGGATAGAGAATCATTAACACAGTTTATTGGTACCATTGCACAGACTCTTGGACCAGAAGCATTAATGAAGTTTGTAGAACCACTAGAAGCAATCAAGAGACTAGCAGCAGCTCAAGGTATAGATGTATTGAATCTTATTAAGACTCAAGAACAGATAGACGCAGAAATGCAAGCTATGCAAGCAGCACAAGCACAACAATCACTGGTCAATCAAGCTGGTAAGTTTGCTGGCACTCCTCTTATGGATCCTTCTAAGAATCCAGCAATGGGAATGGCTATGGAAGCAGGCATGGCAGCAGATCTTGAACAACCACCTACTGACGAATAATGGCAGAAACATTATCTTATGATAACACTCCTCAAACAGAGGTCCTTACAGCAGACGAACAGGACTCTTTACAAGTAGGAGAAAAAATGGTAGCCGAACAAGAAGGGCTACTAGCAGGAAAATATAACAGCGCAGAAGAGCTGGAAAAAGCATACTTAGAACTACAAAGTAAACTTGGAAAAGGAGAGGAAGCTGAGCAAGCAGAAGAAGAAACAAATGATTCGGAATTATCTGAGGAAGATACTCAGTATTATTTAGAAGACGGTTCTGTTAATTTTGAACAAGTTTCTACTGACTATGGTTCTGAAATGAGTAATGTGTTT